AACGAACACCGCAACACCTCCTACTTCCAATAGCACAGGTGCGGTATCTGCTCGTGTAGACGGGTTTGCGCCAAAGGATTACCTCTCAGGCCGAGCATGCACCATTTATTCAGGTGTTGAGTTCAACTATGGGACTTCCCTCACGCCTGGAACACTGCTTTATCTTGACGATACTACAGCAGGTGCTCTCAACGATACAGCAACGGCACTAGGCACGGCTGTAGTAGGTGTTGTGACGACTTCTACCACTGTTCACGTTAAGCGAAGCTATTAGCTCGCAACAAAGAAGAAAGGAGCTAGATAGCAATGCCAAACGGAACAATGACGGTCTTTGATACCCTGGACTCTCGCCGTGTAGCGGCTGGTGACCTGATCGGTATCTATGACCCCAAAACAATCTATGAGCAAGTGCAAATCTACATCAATGGCCACAACTACCTTATGAACCAGATGGAAGCAGACCTGTTTGACACAACTGATCAAAGACTTTTCACCTGGGGGAATGTGTCAACAGTTACCATGATGAAAGCGGATGAGTTCAGTAGACCGCGTGCATCGAAAATGAAGGTTGACCCGGTTGAGGCTGGCTTGCCTGTCGAGAAATATCAAGCAGCCTGGCAGGTTACCGATGAGTTCATGCAGACAAAAACGATGGGAGATCTCGACACGGTTATTAAGGGCATAACCGATGCTGACTTAACGAACCGCTTGACTCTCATTCGTGGAACACTTTTCAATCCAACCAACGATCTGACCTACAAGGACATTGTTGAGGATAGCTACACACTCAAGATACGCGCATTCGTAAACGGTGATAGTGCCTACATTCCAAACAATGAGTTTGGCGTAACGTTCGATGCATCCACCCATACTCATTTCTTAGGGACAAGTAGCTATGCTGCAGCCGACCTGAAAGCTCTTATCAAGACCGTGCAAGAGCACTATCCTAGACTTGCTCCCAACATCCGCGTCTACATCAACGAAGCAAACGAGGATACCGTAAGAGGCTTTACAGGCTTTTACCAGTATTGGGACAAGCGCATTGATCCAGGCTCTAACACCGCGCGTGCTATTGGAGATCTTGACCAGACTCAGACCTATGATCGGCCTATCGGTGTGTTTGGCCCAGCAACGATTTGGGTAAAGCCATGGGTACCCGCAAACTACCATTTCTGCTTCCATCCTAACGCGCCAAAACCTCTCAAGCGTCGTATTCGCAATGCACAACGTGGAGATTTGCGAATAGCGGCACAGTTCCCACTTTATCCACTCTTGGCTGAGATGGTGGAACGTGAGGAGGGCTTTGGTGTATTCGAGCGTACAAATGGAGCGGTTTTGAAGCTGGACAATGCTACGTATAGTGCACCATCTGCCTGGACATTCTAGGAGAGGTATAGAAATATGACAAAAGAGAAAGAAGCTGAAAAGCAGCCTGAAGCGCAAGAGGGACAGCCAAGTCTTATTGAGAAGCTTCAAGCTCAACTTGCTAAGGTTACGGAGCAACTCGCTAATCACGAGCAACGATTGAGTGAACCTGAAGCCAAAGAGGTTGTTGAGCAGATGGCACCAACGCCTAATCTCGATAAGACGGTCAAAGGTGGTCGCTATCGTGTTGGGCAGACACCAGATAACCCTAATGGGTATCTAGTGGACTGCAACGGCAATCCGATCAAGGAGTAGCTGTGGATAGAACGGATGCTTCAAATTATCTTCAAGAGGAATATAGGGAGCTGGCTGAGGAAGCCGATTTCACCACAGACCAGACCAATAGTGCTTATTCAGTAGCTACTGACATGGCACTAAGACAGCTCGGTTATGAAGAGTCGGCTCTCTCCTCTACTGATGTGCCACAGGCGGACGTTCTCAAATACATCGCGTTGTTGAACTACTACGCTCTCAATCGCTTCTTGAAGGTTCTGGCCAAAGAGCGCGATACAGCGGCTGGTAGTGGAGCAATCAGCCTCAAAGACTCTCAGATGTTCGATCAAGTATCAAAGCTCATGGGCATGGCTGCCCGAGAGGTAGCCTCATTTGGGATTGATATAGGTGGCATAGGAGCGTATCGAATGGGGCGTATCAATCTTGACTTCCTAGAGCCTGCTACCACTACGGAGTTCTGATATGCCTATCACCGATGCAAAGCTGGCAAAACTCGGCCTTAAAGTCAAAAAAAAGGCAATGAAGGATGATTGTGAGATCATGAGCAAGGTCAAGACTCGCAATGAGTCCGGGGGCTACAGCTACGTCTGGGTAACAGATGAGACGGTCAAATGCATGGTTATCACGCCTTCAACTAGGCCAGCGCAAAACATTGTTGGCCAGCAAGTAGCCTCAGAGGAGGATGCATATATCCATCTTCCATATGGGACTTCAGTCAATGAGAGTCAACGGCTGCGGATAAAAGGCATTGTGTACCGCATGCTCAAGAATTTAATAGGCTCATACGATGTCACACGCAAAATAGCGGTGGTGTATTCAACACTGGATAACACATGAGTATCGATGTCCTGGGGATAGAAGCTGCTTGCAAGAGCATAGATAAGCAGATTGCCGACTTAGAGAAGCGTGCCGACGGGGTATTCCAGAAAGCAGGCGAACTCTGGGAGAAGGAAGCTAAAGCCAGGGCACGAGTACGAACCGGACGGATGAAATCTCTCATCCAGTACGTACACACTGGTTTAGGTGGATTAGGTATATCACCAGCTTGGTACTCGCCATACGTGGAATTTGGAACGTACAGGAATAAGGCGTATCCATTTGTTTTACCGGCATTTGAGATAGCAAAACGCTTTCTCTGGGCAGAACTGAGGAAATTGTGAGCATTGCCAGTCAAACGTCGCTTCTTGAGCTTCAGAAGGCCATCATAGCTAAGCTCACAGACGATCCGGACCTGATGGAGCTGATCACAGGCGTGTTTGACTTCGGTGCTGTCCCTGATGACCCGGACGAGAAGCCAGACTTCCCGTACATCACAATTGGCAATGCTCAGGAATTCTCAAAAGACGGTTTCAGCACGCCCGGATATGAGACGACGCAACAACTCGATATCTGGACAAACTATGGAGGTTTTGAGCAGTGCTACATCATTTTTAACATATTGCAAGGCTTGCTCAATCACCAGACTCTTGATCTCGAAACACTCAGAAATGTCTATATCGAATATTCCCGTAGCGAGCCCTTGTATGACCCGGACGACAAAACCATTAGACGCTTGAATGTGCAATATGACACGTTCAGTCAGGAGTTTTAAGCCATGGCAACAGCAGCGAATCCAGTAGTGATCACGGTTGCATCTGCTACTCTTCACGACATCATGAGCTTTGAAGAGAGTCTGAAGCGCAATCTCGAGGATACGACAAGCTTCAGTCAGACCACGCCAGGAACGACTACTAGCATTCCTACCACCTACGAAGGTGACTACAAGTTTAGTGGCTCCTACAACATTGGCGACACGGCACAGGCAACACTACGAACCAACTTTCTTGCTGCCACTCTCACCGCTTTTACGCTCTTGGCACAAGGAGAGACCCATACATTTAGTGGGTATATCCAAGAGTACAGCGTCAAAGGTGAGACAAAAGGCAAGATTGACGTTGACATCTCAGTCAAGCTCAACGGTGCCTTATCCATCGCGTAAGAGGTGAACCATGGCAACACCAGCTTATAACTCATCAATATACAAAACGTCAGGGTCTGCTATCAGCTTCACAAATGAGGCCATGACTGATAGCGGCAATAAAACAACGTACAGTATCACAAATACAGCAAAGCGGTATCTTGATATTGACACTGCTGTGGTTGTGCAAGTTGAGCATGACGAGGTTCAGACGGTTACCATCACAGGCTCGCCAACGGGTGGAAACTTTACCTTAACCTTCGGAGCAAATACCACAGGCACTATCGCCTATAATGCTTCGGCTGCGACAGTGCAAACGGCTCTAAGAGCTCTGGCTAGTATCAATGGTGCAAACGTCAACGTTACAGGCTCGAATGGAGGACCCTGGACAGTCGAATTTGTGGGCACGCTCGCCAATGCCTCGCAGTCTCTGCTCACAAAGAATGCAGGCGGTCTCACAGGCGGCTCAAGTCCAGATGTGGCTATAGCACGGGTG